TCAGCAGGACGTTCCTGAACTCCGGGACATTCAAAACGCTCTCGACTATCTGGTAGGGATGCAGTGGAAGGACGCGATGCCCTCCTACCGGGCAAAGCCAGTCAGCAACGAGTTTCTGTCGATGTTCTGGGAGACGATCGGCCTCATCACAGACATCCGGCCAGTCTCGCACATCGTCGATATTGCCAACGACGGGAAGTATTCCGAGATCGAGAAGATCCTCAACAACTTGAACAAGGGCTGGGTGTCAACGTCTGGGTACGAGCGCCGGATGGCTTTCTGCATCATGTGGGCGATGTTCACCTCGGCGCCGGCCAAGCTCTATTGGAACCCGTTCGCCAGAGGGGACAGCGGAGATCCTTCAGACGGAGACTTGAGTCTGGAGGCTTTGCCGCCGAGTTCGATTCTGCGGCTGGGGATGGGCGACGATCTTCAGGAAGACGAGTGCGTAGTCTATCGGAGGATGCGGACACTCTCATGGATCAAGAGAGCCTACCCGACGATGGGGAAGTACGTCAGGGCTGAAGAGCAGAAGAGCCGGTACACGGTTGACGTGCAGGGTCCAACGGGAGCGCCTCAACTGTTCCCCCCCCTGTCACCCGGCATGAAGAGGTTGCTGGGCGCTGGAGACAAGCAATCCTATTCGAGCCAGTTTCCCCAGGCAGAGACGCAGGAGTTCTGGAGGAAGGACGACTCGATCAACGAATCGCGTGAGCGGGTTTGGATGGGGCCGAAGGGCGCGGCGTGGGGATACTGGGTCGAGCCGGGGAAGAAACTGTACCCCCGCGGCCGAGTTTTCATCAGGGCCGGCAGGGTGACGCTGTACGACTATCCGAGTCCCTACTTCCACCGCAAGAAGCCGTTCGCCAGCCTTGGACTCTACGCAGTGCCGTGGCAGCAGTACGCATTGAGCGTGGTAAAGCCGTGGATGTCCCAGCAGGATATTCTCAACCAGATGATGTCGGGGATGCTCCAGACGGTCAAGAAGGCCATCAGTCCGGCTTTGATGGCGGCCAAGAGCGCGATCAATCCGGCGGCGATGAAGGCGATCGACAGTTCCAAACCGAACCTGAAGATCACCTACAGCCAGAACGCGCCTCACCCTCCAACGTGGCAGGCACCTCCAGTGCTTCCGACCTACGTCCTGCAAATCTACACGCAGATCCTCCAGTCGATGAAGCAGAGTTCCGGCGCATCGGCTGTGGGAGATGCCCTTGGGAAGAAGCAGGTTCCTTCAGGGGACTCCCTCGACAAGATCCAGATGGCGAAGAACACGCCGATCCGCGTGATGGGCCGAAGTGTCGAATGGTTCAACGACGAAATCGGTCAGCAGTGGGCAGCCGACGCTTTGCAGTTCTACGACGCGGAGCGCAGGATGGAGTTACTCGGATCAGCAGGACTGGCGAGGGAAGACATGGACGACAAGCCAGGGACGCTTATACCGGACGGAATCCAATCTGAGGCGTTCGTTCGCCGGTATCACTACAAGACTGAGCGCGGTACGTTGCTTCATATCCAGCAGCAGGAGCGCATCCCGATCGCCTTCCAGATGCGGAAGGTCCACGACTTATCTCGCAAGCAGACGTTCAAAATTCTCAACTGGAACATTGATGAGAAGGAGAACGATGAGGAATTGAAGATGGAGGCCGCGGCGATGGCTCAGGCACAAGCTGGCGCACCACCGAAGGGCGGCCATAAATGAGCACGGCAGAGGCGAGCAAGAAGGTAGCCGAGCAGGACATTCCAAAGATTCTGGCGGCGATCCAGTCAGCGATCGAGGCTAAGAGGAAGTGGACGCTTGTTGTTGAAGGAAGTGACAACGGCGGGATACTGGACATTCAACTGACGCAGAAAAAGTCATACAAGTAGTTTTTTTCATTGCACTGCAAAAAGTCGTTGACAGAAGTTCAGCGACGGATAATGATTCTGACAGGGCAAGAGTAGCGATTACCGGGAAACCGGAGAGATTGCGGCAGCCGCGAGTGGGAGAAATCCCGTCCGCGGCTTTTTCTTTTGTCCGAGAGGCCCAGAATCTTTCCCTGGGGAACCTCAGCGGTGGAGGCCGCCAGCCGAGCAATCGGCTGCAATAAAAAACCCAGGGGGAAACCCCGGAAAGGATATACACCATGTCTCGTCACAAGGGCAAGCGCAAGGGTGGCCGGAAGGCCAAGGGCCGCAAGTAGTTTTACGGCTTCAGCAGTGAACGAGGGGCGTTTCACCGCGCCCCTCCACACCATCGCAAGGGGATCATCATGGCAAAGAGCAGCGGAATGGCCGAGTCGATTGAGCAAGGCCACTTTCTTCATACCTCCTCCCCGAAATTGGGCAAGGGAACCTTCGATCCGGTTGGTACATTCATCGACGAGGGCGAGATGACCACGATCACTCCGAAAGCTACGAGTGTCAACGTGAAGACCGGCAAGCTCCAAAACAACGAGAACGGATTCTAACTCATGCCTCCAATGACACAGCCGCCGATGGCGCCGGACGTACAAGCCCAGATGGGTCCAGGGCCGGCATTTGGTGCTCTGGCTGGGCAGGCACAGGGTCAGATGGGGAAGAGTCCCATCGAGACCGCTGTGGGGACCGTGGAAAAGATTCTCAGCGGAATTCAGGATGAGGCGATGCGCCCCTTCATCCAGAAGGCCATAGCCACTTTGAAGGTGGGGATGGCACAGTCGGCGCAAAAGCAACCACAGTCGGCGGGTATGGGGGCACCACCTCCGGGTGGCGGACCTCCTCAGATACCGACGCCACCGACTCCGGGGCAGATGCCGGGGTAGGGCAACGATAACAGGTAAGAAGTCGGAAACGGCAGTCTTATCCGAAGCCCCGCGAAGCCCGAAAGGGAAGCGAGGAAGGATGCGAGATGGCAGTCCAAACGTGGGAAGAGATTTTAGCGGCAGCGCGGCTTAGTGCTGAGGAACGCAAGGTCATTGACAACATCGTGCAGAAAGTCCCCGAGTTCAAAGACGGGCGGCTTCGGCAAGCGGACTACGACCGTAACATTCAGAAGTTGAAAACTCAGGAAAAGGAATATTCCGAAGCTCTTGAGTACAACGCACGGATGAAGGCGTGGGCTGACGAGAAGGTTCCGATCTGGGAGACCCTAGTGGAAGAGGGTGTGATCGATGAGGAATCGAAACCGTTGTGGCCTGGACAAAAGGCCGAGCTTGAGAAGCAGCTTGAAGAAGCCCGAAAGGCGGCAGTTGGAGGCGATATGGACCCGGCAGAGTTGGACAAGCGCGTGAAGGCAATCGTGGCGGATTCGGGCATGAGCCTGAACGCCGAGCAATACCGGAACCTGTACGCCAGCGAGGGCAAGAAGCTGGTAGAGGAGACGGTCAACGCAAAGTACAAAGAGTTCGAGACCGACTTCAACTCCAATCGAGTTCCTTTCCTTGGCGGGTTCGCGGCCAGCACAGCACTTGCGGCAATGCGATACGAGAAGGAAACCGGAAAGACGTTTGACGTTGAGGCTCGAAACAATCTTTTCAACACCATGACCAAAGAGCAGAGTTTCGATGCGATGGTGGTTATGGAGAAGATTCTTGAGCCGATAGCCCGCGAGAAGAAGACGGCGGCCGACATTGAGCGGTTGGCGGAAGAGCGGGCGCAAAAGATTATTGCCGAGCGCGGCGGTATGCCGGGTGGCGGCAGCGAGGGTCAATTCCCAACTGGCGGGGCCAGGGGCAGTCTGCAAAAGATGTTGGAAGAAAGTGCGGCGTCTGAGGGCGATGTTGAGTCTTTGACGATGGCCGCGGCAAGAACGGCATCGGCGGAATTGAGAGCCGCCGGCAAGTTTTAAGGCATTGAGGTAGGCGGGACACCTTGAGTTCCCGCACTGCATCTCCATAGGAAGCATGGTTCCCATGCGAAGCCTTCAGGGATAGCAGGGGTGAGTTGACTAGGAAGCCGATAGGCGAAGCCTGGGAGACTAGGGCGACAACGGCGCAAGCCGCGGTTTTCAATCATCTCTGGCCCGAATGGGCGCATCGGCGAGGCAAAAGCTGAACCGAAGAAAGCAAAGGACTTATGGCCCTCACATGGAACGATTTAACGGGGAAGACGAATGATCATATCGTCCCCATCATCACCGACAACGTGTTCAAGTCTTCGCCGGTATTCACCCGCCTCCGCAAAAAGCGGAGATTCGCATTTCCCGGCGGCTTGACCATTCGCCACAACATCATGTACGCGCCTCTGAAGGGTGGGTTCTTCCAGCGCGGCCAAGCCTTTGACACCTCGGCAGTCCAGACGGACACAGCCCTCCAGTTCAACCTGAAGTACGCCTACACTAACATCACGCTGTACGGTGTGGATCAGGTTCTCAACCGCGGGACGGAAGCGGCCATGAGTTACGTTTCCTCGAAGATGGTCAACGCTTCGGGAACGATGGCTCAGATCCTTGGCACTTCAGTCTTCGGTGACGGCCAGGGTACGTTGAACTCGACTCTTGAGTTGGACGGATTCTCGGCGGCCGTTGACAACGGTGTGAACTACCCGACCTACGGCGGCATCACCCGGTCGGATATTTCCAGCGTAGCCAACACGGGCATCAACTCCTACTACGCGGCTCCTTCGGCCTTCAACCTGTCAACCGTCCAGACGGCCTTCGGTGCGTCCTGGTTCGGTCAGGAGAAGCCGGATATGCTGGCGACCACACAGCCGGTGTGGGATGCGTTCTGGATCAAGCTCCAGCCGCAGCAACGGTTCAATGACGAGACCTCCGACGTTCACGTTGGGTTCAAGTCGTTCAACTGGAACGGAGCGCAGGTGGTGGTCGATCAGTACCTTTCGGTTCTGGGCGGCACCTACACGATGTTTGGTTTGAACACCAACTACATCTACCTGTACGTCTCCGACGTGCCGAAGTACCAGTTTGGATTCACGGGCTGGAAAGAATCGCAGAGCACTGATGACATGGCCGGACAGTATATGTTCGGTGGCAACATGGTTGTTGCCGCACCGCGTCTCATGTTCAGAGAGGCATTCTC